CTCGTAGAAGATATTGACGCTGCCTGCGTCAAAGGTGTCGCCACCAGCGTATAGGCGAATGGCCGTGAGCGCCGCGCCAAGGCTGATCGACGCCGTGCTGAATGCGTATCCCGTGGTATTGCTTAGCTGAGAATTGCAGGAGCCCACCCAGCTATTGCCCGAAAGGTTGTATATAGTCGCCACGCCATGGACAATACTCGCGGCGGTAGTGGTGGCGACATACACGCCAGTCGTTACGTTACTCGTGAAGATAGCGCCGCTGCCGGTAGACGCCGCGCCCGCGTATCCAGCCGAGACGTAGGTAGGCGTAGCTCCAGTGCCGAGATAGATAATGAGCCCGGCGGACCCGCTGGTCGAAACGCCTTGAAGAATGACGGTAATCCGCTTCACCCATGAGGGAATGCTGGTGAAGTCTACGGACGTGCCGCTTGTGGACGCCACAGCCGTGGCGGCGGTGATCGGGCGATAGACGCCGCTAATGAGACTGCTTTTGAGCAGCACGCCGCCGACGGTGACGCCGGCCGAAGCGGTGCGTTCCGTAATGGTGTCGGTAATGATCGACGTAGACGCCGTTACGCTGCCGTTAACATCAAGCGCCACGCCAGCGGAGGGCGTCTTGCCGATGCCGACCAGCCCCGTGTCCGTGACGCGCATACGCTCCGAACCGTTGGTCGTCAGCGTCAGCGCCGTAGCGCCGATAGACGCAATGTCGGTCAGCGACGCGCCGGGCGTGATCTTGGCATACGACGCGCCGCCCGAAGACGTGAACGCGAGATTGCCGCCTGAGATGTCTACGAGTTCCGACGGCGACGCGGTGCCGACGCCGAGTTTGCCCGTGCCGTCAATGACGGTGGGCGTCGAGTCCGGGTCCGCGCTGTCCTGAACGCGCAACGCCAGACCCGTCCCGGTCTGCGTGATCTTCAGCGCCGGGCTGGACGAATTGGTGTCAATCGTCACGTTGCCGGACAGCGCCGGGGAGACGCCCGAAGTCGGCGCGGAGATATTGTCTACCGTCCAGATTTCTACGCCGGTTGAATCGGTCAGCTTGAACTTATAGTTAGCGCCGCCCAGCCAAACATTCGCCTCGCCCCGGCTGTCGAGAATGATGGGATTGGTATTGGCCGAGCCGCCACTGGAGTCGGTGTAAGTCGCCTGCGGCGTGGTCGTGCCAGCCGTGTAGGTGTAGAGCTTTCCGCCGACCAGTGGAGCGCCGCTTGCGTCCAGAAACTGCATCTTGGCGGTGGGGGTGAGGGCTGCCATTTATCCACCTACACAACTGGTAACGGTCATAATGACCGAAGGGATTGCCGGAACCGGGCTGGACGCGGCCGCATACGGGAACGACACGCTTGTGCTATCCGCAGAATAGACGAGCTCGAAGTAGTCGCCGGCCTGAAGGTTTAGCACGAAATTCCACGCCGCGACACTCGCGTCATTTGACGTGCCGGTAAGCGTTACTTCCGTAGCCGAGTCGGCTACGTTTACGCCGTTTACGCGAGGCCAAATATAGACGCGCTTGGTGCCGCCAGCGGTGTTCCTGATCTGCGCGGAGAACTGGAAGTTGTAGGTCGCCGTATTGTCCACATAGATTCGGGACGTGGGCGTCCCGATATAAACGCCGTAGGTCAGCGCGGAGCCGTCCGCGCGGGTATAGGTTCCATTGAAGGTCAGCGCGTAGGCGGTATTGATAGCGAGCGGCGTGAAGGTGGTCGTGCTGTAGAAGGAGCCGTAACGCCGCCCCGCCTCGACGGCGACATACATATTGTAGAACCACCTATACCACGGGCGGGACACGAAGTTCGACACGGCGTCCCAAAGCGTGACGCGCGCTGCCGGTATCTGCGTGTTATTGACGACATCAGGCATTGGTGGGGCTCACGATCAGTTCAGCGCCCATAATCGCAATCTTGACCGGATCAGTCCCGGACACCTCATAAACGCGGTCGCGGAGTTTTAGCGTCATGCCGAGCCGCCGCCAGATGACGCGGCGGTTATACTCGCCAATCTGTCCCATGGACTTCCAATGCTCGTTGGACCAGGTATGGCCTCCGTCGTCGGACCACCGCAGCATGACTTGCGGGTCGCTGCCCTGCCCGGTGGTAAGCCCGACGCCAGACTCGCAATCCAGTTGCAGACTGTGCTGCGTCGTGCGCTTCAGATTGTTTTCCCCAGTGGGCAGCGCCCGCCACGACCGCAGCCACTTCTGGACCGTATCCGCCTCGGTGTAGGCGGTCATGTCGTAGGCATAGAGAACCCCGGCGACGTAATCGCCAATGACGATTTCGTCTGCGAAGTTCATTTGACATTGGCCGCGATGACGGGTGAAAGCGTTATCTTCCCATCCGGCGCGCTCATGCCAGACTTCGGTGGAGACATCGTAGACCCAAGTCGTATTGGCGGTCGGGAAGTTCAGAACGTAGAACGAGTGGCCGTCCTGCTGGTAGGTGTAGGCCACCGCATCCGCGAGCGTCGAGTATTGCTGGATTTGCCACTCGACGGCGTGAGTGGATATGCGAACGCCCGAGTAGCCCTTCGACCGATAGACGATGCCGTTGCCGCGCGCGTCGCGGCCAAGCCAGAACAGGCCGTTGTCCAGCTTGGCGACCGAGTAGGCCGCTTGGCAACCAATCTCGTTGAACGCGCCTTGGATGCGCGCGAGCGGAAAATCGGGCAGCCCCGCGTCATACCAGACTTCAACCGACGTGGTGCCAAACAGCCAAATTTCCCGGTGATCCACGATCAGCGTGACAAGGTTGTCCGGGGAACCCTCGGCGCTTGCAAAGTCCAGCGGGTCTACTGACGTGCCGTCGTAGAGCGAAGTCACCCAGAACTTCTGACTGGAGGGCTGGGTAAAGACGAAATAGCCGTCGATGAACCCGACGCCGACAGCGCCCGCGAAGTCCGGGTCCGTGATCTGCGCGAACACGTCCGTATTGGCGTTGTAGATGTAGCCGGTAGCGCCCGCCGCAATGAAAAGCTGGATGCCGTTGTCGGACATATTGACGGGATCAGTGCCCGACACGGTGCCCTTCTCGACGTAGCCCCAGGTGGAATCTATGCGGTAGAGCTTCTGCCCGGACACGGCGTAAGCGTAGTCGCCAAACGTCCAGAGACCCCGGACGGGGCCGGTTGGCAGAGCGACGAGCTCGCGCAGCCCCGGCGCGCGTTGAAGGAAGGCGGCTTCCTTGCCACCTTCCGGCACGATTTCCGGGTAGAGGTTTACCATCCGGTTGTCGGCGGCGTTTACCGACCGCGCGACATACCCCGAGCCGAGAATGGGGGTCTTCATTAGTAATTCCCGGCGAAGACGTTGAACCGCTGGCGAGTCCCGACGATGCTGTAGGGGATTGACATGATGTCGTCAGGATTGTTGATGCGCTTGAGATTGCGCTTGGACGCCATCGCAATTCGGGAGACTTGCGTAGACGGCTCGACGCCAAACTCGGGCGCAATCTCACACGCCAGATTATACCGGAACGCCCGAAGGTAGCCCGGCGGAAACGACAGCGTTGTGGCGAGCGTGGCCGGCGCGGCCAGTTCCTCTACGGAGATGAAATGCCATTCCAAGGCCCGGAACGGGACCGGGTAAACATACATCTCAATGTCCGGGTAGGACATATTGATCCAAAGCACTTGCGGATAAGTGCTGGTAACAGTCTTGACGGCGATGCCGTCATACTGCTGCTGGTTAATCATCTTGATACCGTAAGAGACGCCCGTAGAGGGGTCTCTGAAGTATGTCGAATCGTCCAGCAGTATGGGGCGGTTGCCTACAAAATTACCCGTCGGCCCCAACGTCCGGCTGATCTGGCTCGCCGGCCAAGTGAACACCTGATCCTGCGTCGAGTATACCGACAGCCTCTCCGTGTTCCAGGAGTCGATCATCTGATTCAGCGCGAACAGCGCGTCCTGCGATGTCTCGGCTGAAGGCGTTTCGCCTTCCGCGAGGACGCCCAGGAGCCGCAGCGCCCCGTTTATCTGATCGCCCGCCGTCGTCATCTAGCTCGAACCTTTCCCAGCCATTCTCTTCATCGTAGGCCGCTTCGAGGTCCATCGTAGCGACTTTCACCCCATGAACGGGGTGCCGCAAATAGATTACAGCCATTTTTCACCTATGGTAAGGGCCGAGCGGCCCGTAGGCCGCTCGTAGGATTGGAGATTAGGCGACGCGATAGAGCGTCCAGGCGCCATCGCCGGTCTTGCGCGCCACAAGCATCGCGCCGGTCGTGACCGGAATCGTCATGGTCAGCGAGCCGGAAACCGTCCAGCCGGTGCCGGCGGCGATGACCGCCGTGCCGGACGACGTGCCAAGATTGACAACGCGGAACGAAAAGGTGGTTCCAACGCGGTCAGAATTGACAAGCGTAGCCTCAAGAAGGGCGACCGTCGGCAGCGTGTAGGTCTGCGACGCCGTGATACCCGAGTTGGCCAGAATCAGGCCATTGAGCACCTGTGCAGCCGTCAGCGTCGCGGACGCCGTGACCGACACAGGCGTGTCAATCAGGTCGATGAACGGGTCGTTGATGTTGCCGTCGCCAAGCTGGTAACCACCAGCGCCATTAGGAAGGGCCATGATGTCCTCTTAGATGTTGCCATCGGTGATGGAACGATCAGGACGGCTGACGAGGACAAGATAGACCTCGCTGGCCGTCGGCGTGATCGAACCCGCCGTGAAGTTGCCGAAAGTGATAGCCAGGGTGTTGGCAGCGGAGACGCGGACGTTGACAATCGCCAAGCCCGCCTGCGCGGAGGGCTTGTTAACTGCAACGTGGTCGCCGGCCTGAAGGCCATTGACCGTAAACGTCTGCTCTGCCGACGTATTGGCTGACACGGCAGCCGGTGACAGCGTAACGCTAATCACCGACTGCTTGGGAATGTTCCCCAGGACAAAACTCATGGTTAGCCCCAGAGCCGGCAGGCCATCTGCGGACGGATGACGCCGTAACCGTAGAGAACGTCAATACGACACGGCAGGCGGTCGTTGTTGATGTCATACTGGCGGACGACGCGCAGCGAGATGCCGTTGTGGACCTGACGCGAGGCCATATCGACGCCCTGCGGCATGAGCAAGTCAGCCGTGGCGAACGAGATGGCGTCACGATGGTAAATCAGGTTCTGCGGATACTGCGTGGACGCAGAGCCAAGAACCGTAACCACCGCGTTGTCGGCCGGGAACGAGTCGATCGTAGCGAGGGCGTGCGAGGCCGTATACATGGCCGGGCTCACCTTCACGCTGGTCCACGCGCCCGAAGACGCCGTATTGGCTTCCGTGACAACGAACTGCTGGAGCGAGCCGGTCGATTCGCGGGTCTGCGGATTGACCGAGTAGACGCCAGCAACGGTGAACACGTCGCCCACAACGAGCGTCGCGGAGCCGGAGCCGCCGTCGATGCTGATGGTCGTGGAGCCCTGCGTCGAGACAGTGCCGTTAACGGCCAGCGAAGTCGTGCGCGTGCCGGTCGTGAACTGCTTGATCGACTGCGACATGTTCAGTTCGTCGTAGCCAAGGATGCCTTCGCCAAACATGCCGCTCTTGAACTGCTTGGAGATGGCGGAGACCGGGTTGAAGAGACCCTTCATGCCTTCAATCAGCGCAGCGTTGGCGGCCGGGTTGACGGTCGCATAGCGCGGCGACATGACAGCGGCGGCCTCGTTGAGCTTCTGCTGAGCCTGAAGCAGGACCAGAGAAGTCGCCGGGGTCGTGCCGGGGGTGCCGACCGACTGGAAGATGGACTTGAAGCTGTTCGCCACGTCCGCGTCGATGCTCGCAGCAAGCTGCGAAATACGAGGCTTCAGCACGCGGTCAGCGAAGTCGTCAAGCTGCATGGTCAGTTCGGCGGTC